CCTAAAAGTTGATAAACGATGTGGTCGAACTCAGAAGTTCGACCACGGGCCGTTTTTACTGGGCACAGTAAATAGACACCACACCGAAGTCTTCAACCGCGTTGCCTTCGTAGATGTTGCCGAACTTAGGCTTCAAGAAGCCAAGGATTTTGCCGACGGCAATCGCTTGGGAGTTCTTGAAGTCGAAGTTTTCCTCGTTCCACTCAGGTGCGCCGAGGTCGGCCATACCGAGGGCCTGTGCGCCGCAGAACAGCACTTGACAGCCATCCACCAAACCACCGGCGCCGTACTTGGAACCAGAGGCCGCGCCGCTGGTATTCGGTACGTGACGGAACTCATGCAGGTAGATGCCGTCGATTTTGACGGTGTCCCCGCTGAACAGCTTGTCGTTGATACCGGAACTGTGGCTGTAACGCAAGTTGGACATGTAGTCAGGGTCTTGTTTCAGCTTGGCCATGGCCTGGGGTGTCAAGAAGGCATGGAATGTCTCTTCGCCGCCTTCCCCACCGACGCCACGGATATAGCGGTCTTTGCAGTAGGCCTTGGCCTGCACAAACATCTTCCATGCGGGGGTGTCACCAGCTACCACAGAAGCGCTGGTGTTACTACCGGTAATGCTGGACTTCAGCAAACTGTTCGTCCCGTCCCAGCGCAGCATGCGGCGTGGGGAAGGCGCTGCGACATCAGCGGCGAACTCCAGGTACTGGAGATCAGAGCCGACGCGAACCGCACCGTTGGGTTTGAATTGGTAGTTGACACCAGCGAGCGTCAGGAACGCCATCTGATCGATACGGTCAGCGAGCCAGTAACTCAGCACGTTCTTGGAGTTGTCACGGAAGCCGACGATCGACTTTTGGTCGGCCATCTTACCTTCGTGGCGGTTGGCGTGGCGCAGCTGGTCGATGCGGATGACCTGCTCGAACGTCTGCATGCCTTCTTCGTTGCCAACCAGGGTGCGGTCACCGGCCACACCGTCGCCCTGCAAGTCAGCGAGCAACGTGATGACGGCGCGTGCGCCTTTTTCACTCGACTTGAGGTCGGTGATGTGTTGGATCATGGAGTTGGTGCCGGAACCGAGGAACTTGTTGATAAAGCTCTGGTTGCGGGCATTTTTCCACAGGTCCATACTCCAAATAGTTTTCTGCTCGTTCGTGAGCAAGCCGAAGTTTGTAAGCGCCATGACGGGCTTCCTTTCGTTGATAGACATAAACAAATTGCTCTTCCGAGCCTCTTTGCCGCAATGTCGTCGCAGCCAACGAAGGTGAAGGTTGTGTCGTAACCTGTCTTTAACCGATGTGTGGATTCTACATCTAAGTTAGATCATAGATGTAGAACTTTTTTTTACAGACTATCGCCGCGCATTTTCGCCAGGTCCGAGTCACTTAGCTGGGCAAACTCTTTCTGGCTCATCTTCATGACAGCGGCGGCATCCAGAGCACCACCACCAAGCTTGTCGCTGTTGAGGCCCACGCGACCCAGCGCCGGGGAGGTACGGGCGACGGCATCAGCGGTCTTGGCGGCGGCGTCTTTCTTGCGCTCAGCAGCCACGTCCTTCTCACTCACGTGCGGTTTTGTTGTGGTAGCCAGCTCCTGACGCGTGGTGCGCGGCTCGACGATCAGCTTGACCGCCTTCTGCAGCGCCATGGTGGGGGTCAGGCCCTTCATCTCGTAGGCAGACTTGAGCTCAACGACCTCACCCATGGCAGCCTCGTCGAAGTCGTCGTGGTCGGGATTTAGGCTCGGGAACGCGGTCTCGATGCGCTCCAAGGCAGTGTTGTAGCGCGCACGCTCGGTGGCACGCACCTCGGCGGCATGAATCTTCATGTCGCTCTTGGCTTCAGCCATGTCGCGCTCAGTTCGGCGAATCTGCTGCATCAGTGCGCTGGCCTTCTCGACCTCGCCGTCGGTCAGGAGTGTGGCGTACTCCTTCTCCATCTTGATGATGTTGTTTTCAGCCGCCGTCAGATCGGCGTTCATGTCAGCCAGCTGGCTGCCCTGCTGGTACTGGGCCAGCTGGCGCTCCAGCGCGGCGCGGCTTTCGCGCTCTTTCTCCAGAATCTCCTTGTGGCGGGCCAGCGGGATGCGGCTGTCCTTCTTGGGGGCGTCGTCCTTGTCATCCTTGAGCTCGGCTTCGAGCTCCTTGACTTTGGGGTCGTCCTTGACCGGGTCCAGAGCGGCGTCCGGGTTGTCTGGGTCGATGTCAATATCGTCGTCAGGCAGCAGGTCGCCACGGTCAACTGGGCCGGAGCCTGAGGTATCGGGCTCGGGGGCGTATAGGCGGAAAAATTTTGCGAGGATCATAGTGCTAGGCTTTCACAGTGGGTTGACGGGAACGGTTGGCGACCTGGGAGTTCTGGGTCGGGGTTTTTGCTGCAGCCTGCGCGGCCTGCTGGGCGGCCTGGACACGGGCGTCCATGCGCTTCTGAGCCATGTCCTGCTGCTTCATCTGAATTTCAGCGTCAAGCTTCTCGCGCTCAAGCTGATGCTCACGCTCTGCGAGACTCATCTTCTGCTGGGCCAGACGCTCGTCCAGGCCCATCTTGTGCTCGGCGACCTGGCCTTTGACCTGGGCCTCGGCCATCTTCGCCTGAGCTGCGCCGTCGTCGGGCTCGCCCCGCTGGATGACCTGGGTCTTTGCGACGACCTCACCGGTTTTGGCACTCTTGAGCTGGGCATCAGCTGTTTTGTACTGGGTCTCCGCTTCTGTCTTGGCGATTTCTGCCTGCTGGCCACGCTGCTGCAGCTGCTGCTGGGCTTGGGCCTCTGGGCTCTGGCTTGCCTCCTGCATCTGCTTGATGATGTCCTTCTTGTTCATCAGGCGGCTGGAGTCGATAAACACGCTGTCCGGCAGCTGGATGCCGGCCTCCTTCATGGCCATGGCCTGCTCAAACTGGCTGTCTTCCAGGGTCTCGCGCTGCGGCACGGAACTGACCACCACATCGTACTCACCAAGGGTGAGATCGTTGAGAATCTCCTGGTACGGGTTCTCGTCGTCCTCGTCGTCCGGCGGGGCTTTGGGGTTCGGCTGGTTGATCCCGAAGGTTTCGGTCTCACCGGTGGCGTGGTCGTGGGTGATTGTCATCAGACGGGGCTCTGTATAGAACTCCTGCACCAGATCGAGCACGTTGCGTGCCAGAATGTAGTCGCTGCGGGTCAGGTTGTCGAGTGGTTTAACCAGGTTCGTGCTGCCAGCCTGGCGCTTGGCTTGAATAGCCTTAGCAGCCACATCGGCGCGGTCCATGCCCTGCATCGAGTCCGATATGCCGGAGATAGTCTTGATGGACTCCTCGGCCTTGTAGGAGATGCGGTCGAGCCCCGACGGAACGGCGTTGGGGGTGATTTTTGTAATCGTCTTGGAGGGGTCATCGTTCGTCTCAATCACCAGGCCGGTCTGGGCGCCCTTCTCTTCGAGCTCCTCCGGGGTCATGTTTGTCAGGCCGCCCGAGCGCACGATGTAACCGCTGTTCGCGGTGGTGTTCGTGATGTGCAGCTCCTGGCTGGAGACCTTGTTGAGCAGCTCCTGCGGGCCCAGCAGGTTCTCCACCAGGCCGATAGTGTGCCCGTAGCGGAAGTGGGGGAAGAACGGCACGATGGTGAAGTGCTTGTACGGGCTCCAACCGTCGTGCAGCACGACGTTGTCGGCCACTGTGGTCCAGCGGATGCGGCGCACCAGCTTGCTGATCACCTTGAAGCCGAAGTTGTCGACGAAGTAGGCAATCTTGTCGCGGCTGAAGCCCTCGGGGACCGCACGGATGTCGCCGGTCTGCGGGTTCATGAAGAACTTCTGCTTGTCCAGGTCGCGGTACTGGCGCTCGATGATACGGATGTTGCGCAGCACGTTGCTCTGGTCAAAGCCAGTGTTGTACTGGGCGGTGCGGGCCTCGCCGAAGCGGTCCCGGTTCATCTGCACGCTGTCGTAGCCGTAAGGGAAGCTGGCGTTGTCGCGGTTGCGCAGCAGCTCAGCGTCGGCTGAGTTGTACAGCACGGCGATGTCGTCAGCAGTGACCCACTTTGTGGTCATCACCTCGCTCCACTTGTCCGGGTCATACTCATCGGCGTCCGGATCGATGATCACGTTCTTGCGGTTGATGTTCTCGATGCGGACCTCGCCCTCCATGGCGTCGTTGTAGTCCAGGCGCACGTCGAGGTAGCCGCGGGAACTGATCACACCATCGGCGAACATGTCGCTGCGCTTCCACGGCAGCTGGTTGTTGTCGCTGATCTGCTTGAACACCTTGCTGAGGACATCGGCAACCTCGGCGGAGGCGCCAGAGCGCGGGCGAAAGCTGATTTCGGCCCGGTTGTTGATCTGCTCGCCCAGCACGTTACTGACAGTGGACAGAATTTTGTTGATGGTAAGCACCGGGCGTCGAACTTTCTCAAGCGCGGCGCGGTCTTCGATCTCCCACTGGTCGCCAGCGAAGAATTTCTCGCAGCGGTCAGCTTTGGCGACGTATTTGATGTGTCCGTCGTCCCGAGCTCTACTATATCTACTCCAAATTTTATAAGACAGCTCTGAATTAACTGGCATACGCCCTCCCTTTGATCTTGTTGGCCAGTGGAGTGAGCAGCTGGAGGTTGTTTTCGACGTGTAGCCCGCTGACGGTTTTACCTTTGAGCGGGATGATGTGATCAACGTGCATACCCTTGTTGCGGGCCTCTACGTAAAGTGCCTTGATGGCGGGTTTATTCGCCCAGGGTGGGGTTGCATGAGATACGCCGTGCCTGCGTGTACGCGAAGTGCCGAGGTGGACCTCGGGCCGACGCGCACGGTAAGCCCGTTTCACTATGAGTAGCCGAGCCTTGACCCCAGGGCGCTGATTATATTCGTGCCCACGAGCTGCGATCTCCACCTTATGCCCAGCTCTGTACTCAGCTTTCTGTGCTTTTACAGCTTCGAGGTTTGCCAGTCGGTAGTCCCTATCCGCATCTGGGTTGCGAGCTTTCCAGGCCTTCTTCGCAGCCGCTGCCTTCTCTGGATTCAGCTCATCCCATTTTGCTGACCGCGCCGCTTGCTTGCTTGGGTCGGCCAGGTGTGCGAGCCGCTTCACCTCGGCAATACGTGCCTTGTTCTTCGCCCGGTATTCCCGGTCGTAGGCGGCTTTGGCTTCGATGGATATGCCCATTATTTCAGATTTCTCAGCTTGTATAGCGTGCGGGCCGTCAACTCCTCCATCCCCGCCAGTGCGTTCAGCAGCGACTGGCTGTCGGAGTTCTCCGCCTCTTCTTCTTTCAGAAGCTCGAGAAAGTCTTCGAGCAGAGCGACAGGGTCTGTGCGTTCGACGGGCGTAGGGGCGGGCCAGTTCTTTACCTGCGTCTCCAGGCCCATGTACACCTCAGCGTACTCGTCGGCCAGGTCCAGTAGCCCGTCATAAAACTCATTGAGCGCGATGTGGCGCGCGTAGCTGGGAGCGCTCAGGTGCATCAGGTGTGCGGCGGTGCGCACGGCCATGCACTGAACGATGAATGTCTGACAGCTCATATCAAGCCGCCATGAATGAGCCGCGTCCGCCGCCCAGGTTTAACTTTTTGACCCATGACTCTGGCTCCTTGTGCTGA